AATCCCCGGATTATTTTAACTTAGGTCATTGTGACCTTGATTGATAGATTGAAACCCAAGAAAGGTTACAATGGCTAATAATACAGTAATGCCTGTTAGATTTACAGATAAGTATAAAGATCCAGTAGGGGATAATGAACTCCTTGCTATGATTGAGCAGGGTGTAATGAACTCTGTTGGTGACTTTTTAAATAGTAGTGACTTAGCTCGTGAACGACAAAAGGCAACTTTTGAATACGGCATGATGCCGCAGTTTCACTTAGCTCCTCAAGGTGTGTCTCAAATTGTATCTTCGGATACAGTAGAGGCTATCGAGGGATATACAGCTATCTTAGCTGAACTAATGTTCAACAACAATAAGATAGCTAGGTTTATTCCGGCTGGTAATTCTCCTAAAGACTTTCATGAGGCTAAAGTAGCTTCAGACTTAGTTAACTATGCTATTTTTAAACAGAATCCTGGATGGGAGATTCTTAACACATGGGTTAAGTCTGCCCTGTTATGGAAGAACAGTATTGTAAGGTGGGAGTTTATTGAAGATTTTGAATATTCGTTTGAAGAGTACGACTCTATTGAACAGATTAATTTAGATACTTTACTAGCTGATCCTGATATTGAAATTATTGGTGAACTCCAGTATGATCAAGAATTAACTACTGATGAGCAAGGTAATGCTGTATACAATATGGTATACAAGAATGTTCGTCTTAAAAAGAAATATAATAAAACACGTATCTTAATAAAGAACGTACCTCCTGAATGTTTTCGTATTACTAGAGATGGCCACACATTAGATGATGCATCATTTGTGGGTATTCAAATTGATATGACTCGTTCTGAGGTTAGAAAGTTTTTCCCTGATATTGCAGAGAATATTGACTGGGACGCAATTGGAGACGGTAGCTATGATTGGGCTACCAAGTACACCGAAGAGCAATCTGCTCGAAAGCGTCTAGTTGGTGAAGAGTACTGGCTAGGGGGAAATTCAAGAGAATTGTTTCCATCAGAAGCTAACAGACAAATTACTGTTATTGAATGTTGGTTACGTGTTGACCGTGATGGCGATGGTATTGCTGAATTAAAACACTTTATTATTGCTGGCGCTACTATTTTATTAGAAGAAGATTGTGAATGCGTTCCATTAGCTACGCTATGCCCATTTGAAGTTCCTCATGAATTCTTTGGTTTGTCTGTTGCTGATATGGTACGGCCTTCTACTATGGCTTCCACCGCTATTATGCGGGGTTTTGTAGAGAACGTATACTTAACTAACTATTCACCTAAGCTAGCTGACCCCAACATAGTTGACTTTAGTGCTCTTCAAAACATGAAGCCTAAACAGATTATTGCCACAAACGGTAATCCACAGTCTGCTGTTGCTGCTTTAACACCCGACACTATTAGTCAGGGTACTGTACCTCTTCTTGAGTTATTACAAGTTCACAAAGAACAAGCTACAGGTATGGGTAAAGCTGCTCAAGGTTTGAATGATACATTATATGTTTCTGGTAATTCAGAAGCTAAAATGCAACAAGCAATGTCTGCCGCACAAGTACGTATTCAATATATGGCTCGTAGGTTTGCTGAAACTGGTATTAAACGCTTAACTGAAGGTATTTATAAAACTATGCGGACTAAACTCCGTGGTAAAGTTACTAAATACTTTGATCAAAATAACATCTTCAAGCAAGTTGATCCAGGTACTTTACCTGACAATATGCTATTATACATTGATGTTGATGTAGGCGAAAATAGTAACAGCAACATGATTAAGAAGATGACCATGGTTGGTCAACAACTATTACCGGCGCTTCAAGCTGCTGGAGCTGGTGGTGCTGTTAATCCAGAAGCTGCAATTAAGATTGCTTGTAAAACTTTAGAAGCTTTAGACTTAGATCCTTTAGACTATTTAATTGACTATACTGATCCTAATTTTAAAGAGCAAGCTATTCAATCCAGAAAAGATGAAATAGCTTCAACAGAAAAACTAAAAGCTTTAGATGAACAAGCTAAACAACTTAATTTATCACAACAACAAGCTACGTTAGATCTTACTAATATACAAGCTAAGAATGCCATGCAAGATAATACTAAACAACTAATGGTTGCTTTAGATAAGTCTTATCAAGAATGGTCTAAGCTATATATTTCTGCTGCTAAAGAAGGGGTTGAATTACCTCCACGACCAAGCATTACAGAGCTTCTAGCTATTGCTAAACAAGTAATTGATTCCGAAGTACAAATGGATGCAACTCGCCCACAAGGTGGTGCGCCTATGCCTGATGTACAAGGGCCAGCTGCTATGAGTGAACAACCACAAATGTAATTAACACAGCTCTCCCACTCAGAAATGAGGCGGGAGGGTTCTTTATAGAAATAAATAATGGATAAATATCGTAGTGGCTTTGAAAAGAAGATTAAGCCAAAGATGAATCATGAAACAGGTGAATACAAAGTAGAACCTTTTCGTGAAGCGCAAGTAGCTCTTGGTCGTGCAGAGTTTGTTCAACGAGAACGTGAACAATTCTTTGGTGACGCATATAGCGAAATCTTAGCTGACCTTTTTGTTACGTGGTTAAAGACAGAACCTCATTGTTCTAAAGAACGAGAGTACCTGTATCATACTGCTATGGCATTAGGTAGTGTTAAAGAAAAATTAGTTGGTATTGAGACTTACGGTAATAACGTAAAGTTTATAGCTCAACAAAATAAAAATACCCAAGAGGGGTTTGAAGGATAATATGAGTAATTTAGAAAAAGCAAGAGAAGTGCTTGTAAAAGCACAAGAAGAAATCCTACGAGAACTGGTTCAATGTGGATCAAATGGCGGTGTAGGTCGAGCAGCAAACTATGCACCAAACTTTGTTAATATAACAAATGCTATTGAGGCAATAGATCGTATGGTAGCAGCACCTAAAAACGACTTTGCTGAACGTATGATATTAGCCCGAAAAGCTAAAGCTGAAGCCAAACAATAATAGACACAAAGGTAAAATAATTATATGAATTTACAACAACATCTCTCTACCAACACTCCTGCTTCTGAAATCAGTAGCACCAGTTTCGATGACGGATCAAGTAGTAACGACTTGGAAGTAAAAAGTCTTGATGACATTCTAAGGAACAGCCCTGCAGCTAAACTGTTGGGTCTACCCGAATCTCTACCACAAGAAGACGAAGACGTCCCAAGTCCAGAAGAACCATCGGCAGAAGAAGCAACCCAAGAGACCGATGAGGACACTGCTAACGACCTAGATGAAGAAGAATCAAAAGATTCTAATGAAGAAAAAGAAGTTGAGGATGATAAGTCTACCCAAAATACTGATTTACCTTCTGAAGAAGATATTGATTGGGAATACCAAGTACCTGTAACTATTGACGGTAAAACTGAGTATGTATCCCTAGAAGAAATCCGTAAGGGTTATTCTACTGACCAACATCTATCTCAAAAGGGGCGCGAACTAGGCGAACTAAAGAAACAATTAGAAACAGAACGAACTGAAAAGCTTAAAGAAGTTGTTACACTAGGGCAAATTATTCATGAAGAATTAACTGCTGTAGAGAGTGACCTTTCTAAACAATACCATAAACTGTCTGCTGATATTGAAAAGGCTCGTGAAGAAGGTGATACGTATGCCGCACGGGAATTAAAAGAACAGAGAGAGTCTATTCAAGAAAAGTATTGGAAAGCACGTAACAAACGTGAAGAGCAAACTAAAGCTGTAGTCGATAAGATTCAAATTCAACAACAAGAACAAGCACAAGCGTTACTAAAAGAATATGAGGAAAGGATCGTAGATCTAATTCCAGACTATTCAGAAAAAGTTGCTAAAGCTGTTAGAGAATTTGCCCTTAAAGAAGGCATTCCAGAGGAAATACTTGGGAATATTTATAGTCCTGAGATAGTTAAATTTGTGAATGATTATCGTAAATTAAAAACAGCTAAAGACGCTGGTGAAGTTAAGCGTAAAGCATCTCCTACTGTCAAGTCGGTACCCACTAAAAAGGGAACTCCTACTTCACAAAAGGAGCGTGAGAACGTAAACAATAACCGCAATAAAGTTCTGTCAGGTCAAGGGTCTAACCAAGATCAACTTGATTTTCTAAAACGTATTTCTTCAGTAAGCAAAAAACTTTAATTCCAATCTTACTAAAAGGAAAACAAAATGGCTGGTAATACATTCAATACAGGTGGCCCTAAAGCCGCCGCACGTAGCTCTTCAGCTACTGGTAACTCTGTCAACGCCGGTGAGCGCGAAGACTTAGCTAATTTTATTTCAATGATCTCTCGTGATGAGACACCGTTTATGTCGTCTATCGGCAAAACAAAAGCTACGGCTGTGTTTCACGAGTGGCAAACAGACGAGTTGGCAGCACCAGCTTCAGGCGCTGTCGCCGAAGGTGTGTCATACTCTACACAAAACTCTGCTCAAACAGCAGAACCTTTCCGTACTCGTTTAGGTAACTACACTCAAATTAACAGCAAGACAGTTACCGTTACTGGTACTAAACGTGCTGTTGACCAAGCTGGTGTTGCTGACGAATATGCGTATCAACTTAA